TCAACCGTATGGTCTAATTTAATTAAATTAATTATTTATGAGTGATTTTAATCCGCTAGACCGAGCGAAAGTTGCCGTTCATCGCTCTTCCTTTGACCTGTCTAGTAAAAAGTTGTTTACGGCGAAAGTTGGTGAAGTTCTGCCCGTCTATTGGCAGATTGCTATCCCCGGTAATAAATACCGTATTTCCTCTGATTGGTTTACCCGTACTGTTCCGGTAAACACTGCTGCGTACACTCGTATTAAAGAGTATTATGACTTCTACGCTGTGCCGTTACGTTTGATTTCTCGTGCTCTTCCTCAGGCGTTTACTCAGATGACGGATTACATGACGTCTGCCGCTAGTAATGCTGCTAATACGGAAATGTTGACTTCTGTTCCGAATACTACGTTAAATTTGTTGTCTTTAAGTCTTCAAACGATTAACGGTAATGACGTCTTTGACGATGCCGGTTTACCATATGTTTATGGTGCTTCTAAGTTATTGGATATGCTTGGATATGGTTCATTCCTTGCGTCTTCAAACACTGCGAAAGCCGCTATTACAAAAGCTTATTTAGGCATTCAGTCTCTTGAGGATACTCTCAATCCTTTGATTTACTCTAAGAGTCAGACTGTGAATATTCTTCCATTGTTGACTTATCAGAAAATCTATTATGACGCTTTCTCAAATTCTCAATGGGAAAAACACCTGGCCTATTCTTATAATGTTGACTATTGGGACGGTAAATCGCAGTTAAATCTTGCCCCTGAAATGCTCCAGCTTCGGTATGCTAACTATCCGAAAGATTACTTTATGGGTATGCTCCCTAATTCTCAATATGGTTCGGTAGCTGTTTTACCTGGGACATATAACCCTAGTGGTACCTCTAATTCTGTTGTTTCTGTTGGTAATCCTAATGTGGACTATGTCGTTAATCCTGCTTCTTCTTCAACTGTCGTTTCTTCTGGTACGTTCTCCTCTCAGCGTGCTGTCCAGCTTAATTCCGACCTCTCCGCTCTTTCAATCCGTGCGACGGAATACTTGCAGCGCTGGAAAGAGGTAGTTCAATTCTCTAGTAAGGATTATTCAGACCAAATGGCTGCTCAGTTTGGTATTAAAGCCCCTGAATACATGGGAAACCATTGTCATTATATTGGAGGTTGGTCAAACGTGATTAATATTAATGAAGTCTTGAATACCAACTTAGAATCTGATAACTCTCAAGCTGTCATCGCTGGTAAAGGTGTAGGTTCTCAGTCTGGTCATACGCTAACTTATGATTGTGGTGCTGAACATCAGGTGATTATGTGTGTTTATCATGCTGTTCCTCTGGTTGATTGGAACTTGACAGGCCAGAATCCTCAATTGACCGTTACGTCTATTACTGATTTCCCCCAACCTGCTTTCGACCAGTTAGGTATGCAGGCTGTCCCTGCTCTGAATCTCCAGAACAACCCGTCTCGTACTGTATCTGGTCCTCTTGGTTATAATCTTCGGTACTGGCAGTGGAAGTCTAATATTGATACTGTTCACGCTGGATTCCGTTCTGGTATGGCTTACCAGTCTTGGGCCGCTCCTATTGACGGCTGGTCTGTTCTCACATCTTCTGGTTCTTGGATGTATAAGTCTATGAAAGTTCGTCCTCAGCAATTGAACTCTATTTTTGAGCCTCAAGTTTCAGGTCAGAACTGTTCCGTGGCTTATGACCAGTTGTTGTGTAATGTTAATTTCCAGGTTTATGCTGTTCAGAATTTGGATAGAAATGGTTTACCTTATTAAATTTGCTTGTTATGAGAAATTTTGCTTATAAAAATGATAATTTTGAAAAAGATACGTACGTTCCTGAATTGGTAGAAGGTAATCCGTGTTATCAGGCTTCTGCTTATGACTCTGTTATGTATGATGAAACTCCTGACGGCGATTTGATTCAGTGTGATATGACTCAGATTCTTTTGAATCAGGAAAAGTATCGTCGTTTACTTGGTGATATGAATGTTAATAATATATTGGCTCAGATGCATCCTACTCAATCTACCACTATGGACCAGATGACGGATGAAGAGCGTTTCGAATGTGTTATATCTCGTCATTGTCAGACTATGTCTGAACGTCAGGCTGTATTGCGTCAACTGGCTAATGAGAAATCTGAATTGACCGCATATGCCGAGGCTATGCTGGCAGAGGAACAGGCAGCGCCCGCCCCAGAGGTTTCCGCCCCTGCCGCTAGTGCGCAATGAGGTATCTAGAGATTGGAGAGAGCATGCTCTCTCCTAGGAATGAGCATCATTTTATTGGTGCTGCTATTAGTGGTATCTTTGGTGCGTTGCAGCAATCTAGCGCTAACCGTGCTAACTTCCGCAATACTCAGACTACTAATAAGTTTAATATGCTGGAAGCCCAGAAGCAACGTGATTGGCAGGAAAAAATGGTTGATGAGTCACGAGAATATAATTCTCCGGAAGCTATGATTTCTCGCGGCTTAAATCCGTTCCTTTCTGGTTCTGCCGCTCAAACTGGTGCTGGTTCTGGCTCTTCTCCTTCTGGTGCTCAGGCTTCTGCTGTTAGTCCTATTCCATATCAGGCTTTCCATCCTGATTTCTCTAGTGTGGATACTGCTTTGGCTTCGTTCTCCCAGGCGAAGAAGCTTATTTCTGAGTCCAATCAGATTAATACTCTTACTCCTCTTCTAGCTAAGAAGATTATAGGAGATACTAATTATAAGAATATTGGTGTTGGCGAGTCCGGTTATTGGGATTCTAATACTGGTCGTATTTCTGCCGAATTAGATCAGTCTATGGAGCGCCAGCAATTGGAGAATGCTGTTACTGCTGGGAAACTTTCGGCTGCTCAAACTACTCAAGTTTATTTGCAGTCTGACGCTCAAGCTGTACTGAATAAGTATATGGATGCTCAACAACAAGCGGATCTGCTTACAAAAACCCAGTATCTTTATAACCTTGTGCAGCAAGGTGCTTTGACTGAAAGACAGGTTCAAACTGAGATTCAGCGTGCACTCCAGATTGCTGCTCAGACAGCAGGTCAGAAAATTTCTAACAAAATTGCTTCTGGCACTGCTGACGCTCTAATTTCTGCTACGAATATGGCTTACTATACACAGTATTATGATTCTCTTTGGGATTATAAGAACGTTAATAACCGTAAGAATATGCAGTATTCTAAGGATAAAGCCTTACGTGATTATTATAAGTGGTCTGCCGGTAATGCTAAAAAAGACTTTGATTCTTACGGTATTCGTAATGCTATTGATTATACATCTCGTATTTTTCAAGGTGCTGGTAATGTAATTGGATCTATGCGCCCCGGTGCCCAGATTTTCCGTAATGATTACGGTCCTCGTAACACTACTATTTATAACGGTTCTAATGGTATCGGTTATTAGCTGTTAACATACTTTAGGACTAAGAGCCTATCGCGGCTCTGGAGCGATATACACCTGCCGACCGCATAGGTCCTGATCGAAAAATGGAGCGGAGCGACTTCCTTAGAGAAGCGTTCCGCTTCGGTATTTTAGCACGTAGGTGCGCAAAGGCAGGTTCTATCTGACCTGCCGTGCCTATACACCCTGTATACATCCACTTTGTTATTCAAGCGAAGCCCCTAGTTGTGTCCGGAGGAAATTTGAGTTATCATCTCAAATTCGGCTCCTCTTGTCTATAAACGCACAACTCACACTCTAATCGTAGAATAAAAAAACTCCGAAATATTTTGTTTATTCAAAAATAATTCTTTCCTTTGCCTCTGTAGAAACCAAACTCATTATTTTATTAACATTTAAAATCTTACAATTATGCAGAAATTCATTATTTCCTTAAAAGAAAAACAAACTGGTCGTGATGTTATGCCGCCTTATATTGTCAATTCTCTGGATGGTCTTGGAAATTATTCTGAGCGAGTTTCTCCGTTGGGTCTTATTGTTATTGTGGATTCAATTAAAGAAGAAAATAATTTCGTTGAACTTAAATCTCAATCTGATGAAAAGTAGTAATGTTTGGAAAATTGTAATTGGCGCTATTTCTGCTGCTCTTGGTTACGTACTTAATGCTATTGGATTATGAATTATACTCTTATGCATTTTCTTGAGTACTTGTTGTATTCTAATGTTCATTTTTCTGTAACTAGTGCCAGGCGTACTCCTGAGCAGAATAAAGCTTGCAACGGTGCTCCGAATTCTCAGCATCTTGTAGGTGAAGCTGTTGATATTAAGCCTTATGGTTCTACTACGTTTGATAAGTTGCTTGAAGTGATTCATTTTTTTTCTGATAATGTTTCGCCATTTGACCAGCTTATTATATATCCGACATTTATTCATATTTCGTTCTGTTCACGTAATCGTCGACAGATAATAGATAAACGTTGATACTTATACTTATGAAATATTCTCCGGAATTGCTTAAAGCTGTTGACCATTGTCAGCATCGTTCATTTATTACCAACAAATATACCGGTAAGCGTATCGCTGTAGATTGCGGCCAATGTGACTACTGTATCCACAAGCGAGCTCAAAAGGCGTCCATGCGTGTGAAGACCGCTGGAAGTGCCTTCGAACATTGTTGGTTTGTTACGCTCACCTATGATAATGAACACATTCCTCTATTCAATTGTGAAGTATACTATTCTGAATATGATGATGTTTTAAGTGATTCCGGAAATAAAGTTTTTGGTTATGAACGCCACTCTTATATCCCTGTTTCTGACTATCAACCTGAGGATTCTTCCCTTTTATGTCATATATTCTTCACGCAAGTTCAAGGCACAGTGCCGTTTGACCGTGAATTCAAGAAATATGTTCCTGTTACGGATAATTGGTTTCTTAGTATGGATGCTATTCGTAGTTTTATCCGTAAAACGCAGGCCGTTAACAACTCGGTATATCCCGCTGCTGAACAATATGGTCTTGATAACCTTATACCCTTTCTGAATTATGTAGATGTTCAGAATTATATTAAACGATTACGTAAACATTTAAATAGATATACCAATGAAAAGATATCTTTTTACGCTGTGGGAGAATATGGCCCAGTCCATTTCCGCCCGCATTTCCATTTGTTACTATTCTTCAACTCGAAAAAAATCGCCGATGTCATTCGAGAGTGTCATAGTAAAAGTTGGAAGCTCGGTCGTTCAGATATCCAACGTTCCAACGGTGGATGTTCATCGTACGTTGCGTCGTACGTTAACAGCTTGGCTTCTGCTCCCTCTCTTTATCGATCATGCCGCTCGTTTAAACCCCGATCCAGAGCCTCTCTTGGATTCTTTGAAAAAGGCGAGACATTCGATGAAAGTGAAGATGTTTATGCGCAAATTGAAACGAAAATCGATTCAGTCCTTAATGGACGAGAGTATAACTTTAATGGCGTCGTTGTCAAATCGACTCCCCCCTTATCGTATATCCGTTCCTTACTCCCCAGATTCTCGGGAACTCGCTATGATGATGCTGTTGCGATACATAGAGTTATTAGTGCTGTTGGAACAGCGCCGAAAAGAATCGCACGCTTCGGCATCATAGATTATGATAGTGATTCTATCTTGTCTATCGTGCGTGCTTACTATAAATATATAACTTTAAATCATATCTTGACTGATGATGATAAGATTGTATTACATAATGCTAGGTGCCTTACTAGGTTCGTTAACAGTTCTAGTGATGTCGATGTTGAATATTTTATTAATAAGCTATATCGGCTGTTCCTTCATGTCGCTAAGTTCCTCCGGAATTGGCATCTCCCTGGCATCGGTGATGATTTGTATCCTTATGCCGCCCGTATTAATTTTATCATTAAAACAGGTATAGACTATGAAAAGAAAGCGGACTATGTACGAATGTGTGATTCGTTGCGAATACAAGAAACATGTGAATTCCCTTTGTTGCGATATTTTTACCTACCAGCCTCAGGATGTGAAAGGTCGATTGTTAAGGAGGAAAAAGACGGTACCTTTTCCGACTACACTATTCGAGATGTTATGGCCGGAATCAAACCAACCGTCTTATACTTTGATGACCCCCGAAAATTATTACTTTCCCCAGCTCTTTCTCGTCTGGTCGGATCATCCTTTAAAGCCTCGCAACCTGCAAATTACAACGATTTGTGCGACGACTTACAAAGGTGTCTTTATAACCGTGCATCGAAGTTCTGCCGTGATATGATTAAACATAAGAAGCTAAATGACGCTAATAATATATTCAACCGTATGGTCTAATTTAATTAAATTAATTATTTATGAGTGATTTTAATCCGCTAGACCGAGCGAAAGTTGCCGTTCATCGCTCTTCCTTTGACCC